GTGGATCAGGATGGACATGTGGATATGCAATGTATGATTATTATAAAGGAGAGAAAAAAAAGGGAAAGAAATGGTGGCAATACTAAATGGCTAAAGAATTAACATCAGGAGAAAGACAAGTCTTTACAACTCCTTCTTCATTGGCAAGTCGAATGGGAGTGGTCAAAGCAAACGCTGGTGATCCCGTTGAATTGGCTACAAGTGAGCTGGGAAAAACACTTAACTTTATTGCAAAGCAAAAAGCTATTCAGGCAGAGGAGAAATGGAAAGCTGATGTAAAGGTTAGCTCTTTAGAAAAAATATCAAAATTTTCTCAAGACTACAGATATAATCCATCAGACTTTATAAATAACGCTACTGGATTCCGTGACGGATTACTTGAAAGCGCTCCAAAGGCGTTCAGGGATTGGACTAGAACTTATCTAGCCCAACTCATTACAACGCATAGTAATCAAATCATTGATGCGACATGGAAACGAGATCAAAAAGAATTACTTCTTAAAAATACAGAATCCAATGAATCAGAAATAAGTCGTATCAGCAGCTTGATTATGGATACCCCTTGGCAAGATCATACAAAACTTTGGGAAGAAATAAACACTGCCACTTTACAAGATATGGATGATTCCTACAGAGCGATATATGAAACAATTCCTACTGAATTTAGAAATGCTAATATGCCAACGCCTGATGAACAGCGTGAACTATGGAAAAAACAATTAGAAGGAACTCGTAATGCCTCTATCGCAACAAAAATAATGCATGATGCCATCGAGGTGGACAAGCAACGAATAGCTGATGGAATACTTGTCGGTGATGAAATCAATGGCTGGGTTGGGCCTTCTGCTGTTGATGATGCTCTTGTGTTAATCAAGGAAATGATGTTGGGGTATGAAATGAATGGCATTACAGGAAGAAAAGAAGTTATTGACGAATTTGAATCCAAAGGAGGAATATTCGCAACTGAAACGAGAATGGATGGCCCTTGGGCTTATGTTGATCTTGACAGAGTTGAACGAACGGTTGTTAATCATAATACGGTAAAAATTGCAGAGGATATTGCCACGAAATATAAAACGGAATCAGCAGCACTAACGAATCAACAAACAGAAATACTAAACAATGAAATAGAATTATTCACGGGAGGAGGGCCGGGTGCTGTCAATGATACATTCACTTTATTCAACACGGAACTAGAAGTGGAAAATTACATTACTCAAAACTTTGTTGGAGCATCAACGGAAAAACAAGATAAGATTAAAGATGCTTGGCGTGTTGCTCATGCAGTTGTCCGACATCACAAAGAAACCTTAATAAAAATAGAAAATGGTGGACAAACATTTGGCAATGCTGTTGACAACATAGTAAGAGAATCTGCCTCTATGGGAATCACAGTTAAGAAAGAGGACATAGAGTTGGCTTTGGCAGATCGTATGATTGGTTATGTATTAGGAAATCTGAGAGGAGACCCTTACCTTGATGTAAGCAAGGTTGGTTTCGAAGAAAATGGAAATCCGACTTCAGAGCTTATAGCGTTAGGTCAGGTATCTCAACGATACGGATACATACACCCTTCATTGCAATCGGTTTTACAATCGGCTGGACAAATTAATATTAAGGAAAATCCTGAAGCGATAATATCTTTAGCCAATGTTGTTGGTTATTTACAAGATCGAGCTGGAGCTGTTCCAGCTAATACTGATTTTGCAGTTTGGATTCCTTTACTGGAACTGAACACAAGATTGACATTCATGTCAGGATCGCCAACTGGCTCTGTAATGACAAAAGACAAATTGCTGGAACGGTACCTGATGCAAGTTAATCCTAGTAGAACGGATTTGGATGAAAAAATAGCAATAATAGACAAGGTGTTGAAAGCTGATACCACTTGGAGTGGAACAAGTGAAGATACTTTAAAATCACCAGAAGTAGTATTTGAAGATGAAATATATAAAGCCCTGAAGAAAGAAATTGATAAGCAATGGACATCTGGTCTAGCGTGGAATAATTTTGGACTGTCCATTCTCCGAGATGTACTGGGTATGCAAGACTATCCTTTCAAAGGAATGGTTCCAGATTCACCAGAAGATTTGAATTTTTATATGGATAGCGTAATGCCATTATTTAAGGATTTGGTTACACAGCATTTGGCGTGGAGCTATTCTGAAGCTGGTCATATCATGCCATCAAACATACAAAATCATTTTCAACTCGCTGTTCAGGGAGCAATTAATGAAATAACAAAAAAGGGATTTAAGTGGGAAAAAATAAATTAGGATATGGCAGATTATAACTTAACATTAAATCCGGTATTAGAAACAAATCAAAGTCAACAGATGACTGCATCTGACATTCAATCAGATTTGATACAGACAGTTTTTCGAAGATATTATTCAATGACCGATCAGCAAAGAATAGATTTAGGCTTGAATGATGAGATGATGACGACAAGCAATCTCTATCGTTTAATCAATGATAAAAGGATTGAAACTCCATTCATAAAGCAGATTGAAGGATCTCCAGCTTATGACATCAGAATTGACATAGATGGTGATGGACTATTCAGCACTTTACCCAATGTCTTTAATAGTGAAATGTATTGGGTGCCTCAAAAGCCAATCAATAGATACAATGCCAACACCTATGAAAAGGCAGTTAAGGAAAAGAAAAACAGATTATGGGCGCAAGAATTATCTAAAAATCCGAATCCTTCTGATTTTACACAAGCGATATGGAATCTTAAAGGAAATTTAAAAACAAGATTTCACGAAACATTAAAAGAATTTAAAAAAGATACGGAAGAAAAAGTTGGTTTTGATATTTTTGATACTTTGTTCGGAGGCTTAATGCACGAGTTTGGAATGAATAAGGATACTATTCATCAAGAAGTACAAGAGAATCAACAAGAAATAATCTTGCTGGAATCTGCTATGGCAGAAAGAGGCGATATTAGAGAAGTTAATGTTTTAAAAGGGGATTTAATTATGACACCAGATGGCAAGGTTGTAAGAAGCGACAACGCTTACTTTGATTTAATTTCAAGAAATGAAGGATTTGAAGGATCATTTTATGATGCTCAAAAAACATATATGAATCCTAAAGACCACGCTAAACTAATGAGTAAGGCATATAACTTGGTAGAAGAAGGAAAATTTACCAATAGACAAGAAGCACTTCAATCCTTGTTGCGATCAGACCTGATGGAAAATTATAAGAAATATGGAATGTATGATCCAACGATTGGTCATGGTTTTAGTATTGGTCATGAAGATGCTATGAATGCTATTCTTTCTATTCAGAATGATGATGGATCAACTAGATATACAATGGAAGGATTGATGAATGGTTCTGAATTTTTAAAAATGGAAGATTCCATTGATGTTTTTTTAGATGTTGTTCTTCCAGAAAAACATCAGTTCGTTCAAAATCTTTACAAGAATATTGATTTTCAAGATTCAAAAAACAGTTACTTGAAACTTGCCTTGACAGATATGGCTTATGTAGCTGGGAATCAATGGATTGGAAACAAAACACAATTTTATCAGCATCTTAATAACCTTATAGCAACTGGAGATAAAAAATTCTTGGGTGTTTGGGGTGAAGAAAATCCTGATACAGTTCTTGGTCAAATGACAATGGATGCCAATGCTCAAGCAAGAAAAGGTCAGGGTGGAAATTATACAAGACTGGAACAAGATGCTTTCTATATTCAATCGTGGTTTGATGGCGCTAAGATATGGAAACAAGAAACAGAAGATTAGATTTCAATGGGTGATTTTTTATCTACAATAAACAAACCACATAGTGCAATAGATATTACTCCTGATAGACCTTCTATATGGGGTGATTTTAACAACTTCGGTAAAAGCGTTCATCTTGGATTTTTCAAGGAAAATCTTTTTGCAATGGCAATCGCTGATGCGACAGTAAAGCAAAGAGTACAGTTTCAAGATGTGGAAGCGTACAATGTTTTCAATGATCCTCAACTAGTTGATGTGTATGAGGATATGGGATACTTCATGCATTCCAATTCTCCTCAAGAAACAGCTTGGCTGTTATCAAGAAAAAAAGCAGAAGATGAATATGCAACTAACTCGCCGGGTTACATTACTGGAAGAATACTTGGAGGTCTGACTGATCCTACTGCACTGCTGATGTTTTCAAGAGCTGGAAGATTTTTCTTTACTGGAGGAAGATTAACAAGAGGAAGTAAAGTGGGAATGGCTCTTGGTGGCGAAGAAATAATAAAAAGAAAATTAGACAGGGCTAGAACATTAACAGAAAGCACATTGATAACTGGTGGTGGTTTTGTCTTACCAGCCATATTTCCGGGAATAGCTCGAACAAGTCCAGAAGCAAAAAAAATATTCAAGCTCTTTGACAAGAGGGCAGATAAGTTTGATTTACTTGATGATGCAGTAAGTAAAGCTGCACAAGATGTTTCACCAATGGCTCCACAAGCTGTTAAAAGTACAAAGTTTCAATCCTTATCAGATGAAATAAGTATATTAGAAAAAGAAGTTAAACGATTGGACAATCCTTGGGGTGGAGGGCCAACTGGATATTTAAAAATTAGAAAACAAAAAAAATTAAAAAAAGAATTAGAAAAAAAGAAAAAACAATTAAAAGAAGAAGAAGAAAGTCCATTTCTTGAAGGATCAATAGGAGCTGCTAAAATACGAACAACCTTTTCAGAAGATGAATGGCTGGAAATGGAAAAAATAGCAAAGACGGGATTAGGATGGTTCGGAGAGAAGGGAATGTGGACACCCATATTCAGAACATTAAAATCAAGTTCATTGGCTGCAAAAGAAGCCATTGGTAAGCTGTTGGAGAATCCCTTGTACCAAGTTAAAAACTTCAAGAACATTGCAAGTGAACAATCAATAGAAAGAAACATTGCCCGTAGAAAAGTTCAGGTCTTTAAAGCTGAAACGGAAATAGAGGATTTATACAAAGTGTATCTTCAGCGAATGGGTAAGAGAGTTCCTATGACAAGAATAGGATTATATCTGCAAAAGGATTCAGAAGGCATCATATCCTTTAGTCAATTTAAAAGAGCAATCTTTTTAAGGCGCATTGGAAGTCCAAGTGATTTGGCAAAAATTGACGAAGTAGCCAAAGCTGCAGCAGTCAGTGAAAAATACATTTATTCATTAGGAAAGGAATATGACGAACTGGGTATTCCCCTTATGTATATTGAACGACAAATATCAATAACAAAATTTAAACTTGCTGGGATGGAAAAAGAACTTAAAAAAATGTCAAAAATTAAAGGGTGGAAATCTAAAGATTCCATACAAGAAATAAAAAATTTAAAAATTGTTTTAAAAAAACTACAAGAAAAATTAGATTATATGAAAGCTAACGGATCATTGGCTAAAAACTATATCAATAGGGTTTGGTTACGGGATCAGGTTGAATCAAGATGGGAAGAATTTAGAAACATAGTTATTCCTATGATTAAGGCACGAAATCCAAAACTAACAATAGAATCAATAGAAGAAATACTTGAATCAGTTAAATCAGCACAGCCTTATGTTAGGTTTGATTCCAAGAGCAGTAATCCTTTAGCTATTTCACGACACTTCAGAACAAGGGAATTACGATTAAGCAAAGCAGATGAAGAAAAACTTGCTGAACTGGGATTCATTGAAACTGATGTATTTGTTCTTCAAAGACTGTATTTCAATTCAGTCGCTCCTGATATTGAATTGACAAAAGTCTTTGGTGATCCAATGATGTCAGGTTTTAAATGGACACCTGAATCTGGATATACGCAAGGAATAGATCAAATTGTTGAAGAATATAATATGAGAATATTAAAAACAAGATCAAGGTCAAAGAAGAAAAAATTAGAGAAAGAAAGAGATGAAGTCGTACAAGACTTAAAAGCTGGTAGGGATTTATTAAGGGGAACATATGGATTGCCTGATAATCCTCAACGAGCTTTCAGTCGTGGAGTAAGAATGATGAAGCTCTACAACTCAATGACAATGCTGACTGGAGCTTTGGCTGCAGTACCAGATGTCGCCCGTATCCTTATGACTTCTGGAATCAACAGAGGATTCAGAACATCGTGGGATATGTTCACCAATGTCTTAAGCACGGAAGTATTAAAGCTCTCTCGTAATCAAGCATACTTGTCAGGAGAAGCATTGGATATGGTTCTAGGTTCTAGAGCTATGTCAATGTATGATTTGGAAAATGCCTTTGGCGTTTTTAACAAATTGGAAAAGGGCGTTAGTCGTACTGGCAATATGTATTTCACTTACATCAATCTGATGAACCCGTGGAACACTATGATGAAAAGCTGGGCGAGTGCAGTGAACGGTACTCGTATGCTGGAAGAAATAGAAAATTGGATTATTAAAGGAAAGATAAGCAAGAACAACAAGGCAAAACTTCTTAATTCAGGAATTGATGAAGTGGCTGCTAGAAAGATTTGGGATCAATATGTAAAGCACGGATTGGGAACGGGAGCAAACAAAGCTGATTGGAAACAAGTTCGCATCGCTAATACGGAAA